ATCATGTGGAGCCCAGTGATCGCCATAGGTTATATTGTGAGTATCTCTAAAGTCATGCAGCCAATTGATGTAATGCTGCAGCCCTTGTCCATTGTTTTCATAGTAACCAATTACTCTAAGCTCAGTGCCAGCTCTCTGGATCAGCCAAATTGAAGTAGCGTCTGCGATCCCAAGATCCCAAAAACTGTGAACCGGCAGCACTGGATCAATCGGAACCCTGGTGATTCTGTTATCTTCACGAGCTGCTTCGATCTGCCTGGCATAGTAAGCGCCCTTCCGATTCTCAAGTGGCTCTCCAAGCCAGATATGTTTGTATAGAGCTGAGTCAACTTTCTGAAGGTGCAGCCGTTCCTTCTCCAGCTCTGGTGGAAAAAATGGGTTGTCACTAAAATTGACCTTGCAGACGTAAGAGTCCTCTGGTGGATTGATCACGAATCGTTGGTATGTTGGATCCAGGAGATCTTGAGCATTGAAGGAGATCCAGATCTCACTGCCTGGTGATCGGATGGTCGGAACCAATGTGTCGTAACTAGATGAGGTTATTTTCTCTGCCTCTTCGAGCCATACGATCTGAATACCCTCCATTGATTTGATCTTGGTTATGTTTGATCTAAGACCTTCAAAGCTGAAGCGTGATCCATTACGGCCAATGATCTGAGTCTTTTGAACCTCAAAGAAGTCTTGCAGCCCCATACGCTCGATGGTATCGGATAGCAGCAGCAGCACTGAGTCACTGATCGACTTCTGGATCTCCCTGGCACATAAGATCCTGGTCTTATCTTTGTAAGCTCTCATTACCAGGAGCTGCGCTATCGTCCAGGATTTGCCACTACCTCGTCCCCCATGGCATATTTTATAGCGATGAGGATCTAGGAAAGGCTCGAACTTCTCAGTGATTTGTATGCGGAGCTTCGTCGTCATTTTGTATTGCGTCGTGATAATGAACCATGTCTACTACACACGAGTAGCACCAGGGACAAAAATTAACATCAGTCATTCCAAAAGATCCTTCGATCCCACCCTCTGCCTCACTATATTCACTAGCGCAGACGTTGCATATATGTTCTATCGGAGCCATTGCATTTGATGAATTATGAAAGGAGCATATCCCAACCAGAAACCTATGAATACGCCTGGTATTAGTTTGCTTCTGGCTTGCTTATAAACTTCAACTTCGATTGGAAAGTGTTTAATTCTTTTCATTGCGTAAGATCTCCACTTGAATAGTTGCGGGCATTGGATTGTTTGGATCATTAGACATCACTTGCTTATCGAGTCCATGGATCCTTGCTTTGACGTTTAAAGCTGAGATAGCTGCACCAGGCTGCCCCAGAGATCGCGCTAATTGTCGATCCTCGTCGAGTTCTTTGGAAAGTGATTGCACAGTGACTTCAAACTTCTTTTGTAAGTTCAGCTGCAGCTCTCCAACTCTTGTTGTAATCTTGGTGTTATCAAGAAGTGCTACTGCATTTCTATTTATTGTTGGACCTTTCATCTTTTGACAGTCATAACTCTGACGATATGCTTCAGAAGCATTCCCAGTTTCAATGAATGTTTTGCAAAACTTCTCTTGTTTTGTTGTTAGCTTGTTCATACTCTTTTCCACCATTTTTCATCCATATATTTATATTCTTCATCAACACTAATCTGAATCTTATCTAAGATCTTTATGACTTCCTCCAGGGAAAAAACAACTTCAACCTGGCCCCCAACATCTTGGATCTTTTTAATCATTCTTTTTTGCACTTTGCTTAACCGACCTGGAGCAGTTGTTGTCTTAGGTTTTTTCACTTCCAAAGCAAGAAACTTTCCACCTTTTAAGATCACTGTTAGATCTGGAACTCCAGGCTTTACTCCCTCACTTTTCAATTTCTTTCCGGTCATTAAATTTCTGCTGCCACCATTTGGAACAGCCCAATAACAAACACCTCTAAGATCTAAATAATCACAGATCGCTTTTTGAACCTGGTGTTCTACATCATTCACTTTTTCTTAGGCACCACTGTTTTTTCCATAGCAGCTGCAAGATCAACCAACCAAGGATCTGGAAGAATGCCAGAGTGTCTTTCGACTCCAGCAACTCGCTGTCTTAGTTCCAATAAAGCTTTCTTTAGCTCTTCACTCATGCGTTACTCCTATTTATAAAATAATTAATAATCTTCTTCTGGTGTTGATCCACCATGTCATTGATTCGCTCTCTACGATTATCTTGATCATCATCAGACACATCCAACCAAGTAGGCTGCGCGTGAAACTTAATCATCATGTTGGATTCTTGCGCGGTCCAGCCACGATGTTGTTTGTTGTACTCGATAAACCATTTGCGAACATAGCCAGGGACATTAGTAAACGGATAATCAACAAAGAATCGATACTTGCCTTTATCATCAGCATTCATCCACAACCTGGAATAGTCCACTTCATTTTCTTTAACATGATCAAGGGCATTATGTAGCTTTGGACGGCCACCGCAATATTCAACAAACTTTGGAAGCGATGGTGCAAAATCTGATCCAGATCTACGAACCAACTCAACAGCTTGAAGCACATCTATTTGCTGCATACCGCGTAAACCCATTCCCCATTCATCAAGCATTAAATTAGTCCACTCTTGATCCGAATCCATCTTGGCTCCAAACGAAGGAAACATCACTTTAAATTTAGATAACACTTGCGCTGCTACTTTTCTCTCTTCTACAACTATCATCTTGCTGCCTCCTTCAATAGATTAAGTCCAAGCTTCTGACCAGGCATTTGCCTTCTTCCGCCTTGATCCTGTTCTTTAGACAACCAACCATTAACAAACTTTTTGATCCCAGTTTTTGTTTTGCGCTTTGTAGGGTTGCCATCAATCCAACCAACCATATTGCGCAGCTCTTGTTCAACATTAACTGACGGATAAAGATCTCTCCATTTCACGAGATCATCGTCAAAGATAGGGAACATAGACTTGTCATTGAGCTGCAGCCTAATAAAAACATTAGCATTAGCATTAGCATTAACATTATCATTAGCATTAGGTTCATCTTCGGTTTCCTTTTGGTTATCTTTTGGTATCGATTTGGCCTTCTTTTGCCCTTGGCCTTGGCCTTCTTTTGCCCATTTATCTTTAGTTGCTTGAGCTCCTCTCATGCCGTTCTGCCATTTCTTATGATTAGCTTCCAGCTGGGGTTTAATTAGCTTAAACATTGCTGCAGCCATTGGTCCCATATCCACACTCTTCTGCTCCAGGCCAAACTCAAAGATCGCTCGATATAATTCCAGCTCCTCTTTATCAGTTAAAGCTTTTGCTGCTTCATAAAAGGAACGATAGACAACAATTGAATCTCGTTTATTATTCATAGCTGCTCCTAATTAAAGTCATGTCTAGGTGGGTACAAATCTGATCGTGTTTCTTGACGCGATACTGCGCCATTGGTTGCCCTCTCTAAATTGAGAACGTGATCAGCGGGAACCCTCCTTTGGTTGTAGGCCCATAATTTGACTAACGGAATCGATACTCCGAGATCCTGTGCTATAATTGACCAGATCTCCTCCAATCTCTTTCTATTACTCAGTGCTTGTTCTTTCTTTCCGTACTCGATTAATGTCATAATTTCTCTTATTCTCCCATAAATTGATAAGAATTATATCCTAAGTTAGTAAAAGATAGGATTATTATCCTAAAATAACTACAAAAGGGGTATAATTTGTACTACTAAAAGCTACATTTATTAAGGAGAGAATCGATGTCTAGTTGGATCAGTAGAGCTAAATTTATCATGGAAGGAAAATCACCAAAGATCACTCAAAAAGATCTTATTACAGTAATGGGAAAAACAACTCGTGGAGCAGTAGGACATTATTTCACAGGACGATCAAGACCTACCCTGGACCAGCTTGAAGATCTAGCAAAATACCTTGGTGTATCGCTTTCCTGGTTAGTATCAGACAATGGAGATAATGCAGCAGTTGATGATGAAACATTGCAAATGTGTTTAGAACTTGTTAATGATGCTCAAGCAAATACAAGTACCGATTTGTCAGCACTGGCTCATGCTCGCATGGCAGCTTACCTCTATCGAAATGCTAAAGATGGTAAAAAAGTTAACACGCAAAGTGCTACGGATCTTATAAAATTAATGGCAACATAAAGATAATAAGTGTATTAAGGTTCAAAAAGTCTATACAATAAAAGAAGTAAAAAGTGCGTTTGCCAGCCAGCACTATAAAAAGCATAGGAATCGTCTGATGAAAAGCAAGCAGCGATATATTAGAAATTCTGTTTAACCTCTCCAAACTGGACGTTATAACCTATGAGCGAATTGGCGCAGCACTCCAATTACTGAGATAGCAAAGAATGGCTATGTATCGCCACTGCTCAGTATAAATAAAAAATGCACGAGCACTGCCCCAGACTCGGTTAATAAGCGAAGGCAACAAAAACAACTATCTAATACATTCGGTTGTTGTTAAAGTGAGATGCTGGGAAAACGCGTCACTCACTATAATCAAGGATAATGCCATGATAGTAGAAAAAGAAATGTCAAGCGCTCAACTTCGTGAAGCTGCTCGACGCCAGGATCTGGTAAAAAGACTCACGATAAAACTCATAGAAGATAATCAAATGCCGAACTGGCTTCGCTGGTCCTATCGTTTAATGATAGTGACAACTTGGTTTTCTATGGGCGCAATTACCTGTTACCTAATCTAAGGTACAAACTTAAACTTTAATGCTTGGATAAGCTAATTATCCTGGCATTTCTGTTTAATTTCTAATTTATTTTCACCTCTCCAGGCCTCACTGCGTCTACGATCTTTATCTTTCAAGGATATTATTTGTAGAAAGTTGTTGACAAGGATAATAATTGTATCTATAATCTGTGGTGAATGTTAAATAAAAGGAAAAATATGAACCACGTCCCAAATGTTAAATTGTTTAATAAAGTTGTGGATCGAGCTGTCAATGAGCTTGATGTCTACAAAGACGAAGTGTCTTACCGCTGTGATCTTCTGACTGCCCATGTTGATGTTGGCCTGGACTTTGAGAAGCTCCTGGCTTTTCCAATTCATGATTTCTTTCATGACATTGTTGGCCTGGCACTAAATACTGATCGATACAAAAGCAAAGTTATTAATGACTTTGTTCCACGTTGTGCTTTACCAGAGGAGATTTAATGAATATGAAAATGACTGAAACAAAAAACTTTGATGTCGGTATTTCTGTTGAAGGAGATCGAGGTTACTTTGAACACCACAGGTATGGAGAGGAAGTTGGTGGTGGTTTGTGGTTTGAGGATGGAGAACTCATTGATTATGATGGAACATTTGAGCTTCCGATGGAAGTCTTAATTGAGCTGCGTGATAATCGAGGTGTCAAGATTGATAAATTATTTTACAAGGAACCTACTGACTTTTATAAAAAATATAATCCAGTAGCTATGTTATTTGGAACTGTGTGGGAGGAGAAATAATGAAGATTAATGCTTTAATTAAGAA